TCGACAAGGTGTGGATACCTCACTACCCGTCGTTGAACAACACTTACGAGAGGTTTTGATCATGGACAGGGAATTAATCGCTAGAGGCTATTCTTACAACCGTGGAGCCATTTTCAAGAAGAGGATATACATTTCTATACCCGAGAGCGAGAAGTGGCTTAAAAACGCTTACTCGCACTTCATAGGGGATTCTTTCAAGTGGATACCCGAGTACGACGAGATAGCGAGCTGGTTATCCGATAACGAGGGGAGGGGACTGTTCCTCTACGGGACTTACGGGAGGGGCAAGACGGTGTTCATACGTGACATATTCCCCCTCCTCGCCGAGAGACACGGGAAGGTGGCATCCTACTACACGATGACCTCGATAGGAGACAACCTCGATGACGTGTTGAAGAAGAAGATTGTCTGCCTCGATGACGTGGGGATGGAATCTAAAATCATGACTTACGGCAACGAGAGGCACGCCTTCCCCGAGCTGATGGACAGGGCGGAGCAGAACGGTAACCTCGTTCTCGTGTCCACCAACCTTAGCGCCAGGGGGATAGTTGACAGGTACGGCGAGAGGACGCTAGAGAGAATCAAGTCGTGCTGCAAGAGGGTAATGTTCACCGGGCAATCTTTCAGGTCATGAGGGAGGACGAGCTTATAGATAAAATCGACAGGTTACAAGAATCGATAGATTTGAACAATAACCTGATGATAGAGTTTAACGACAGGCTTGCATCCATACAAGAATCCGTCTCCAACAAGAGGGGGAGGAGGGATGCCAAGGAGATAATAAACAACATAATAGGGGACCTCATGGTCCTGTTAATCACTAAACAACTTTAGTAAAAATGAAAAAAGAAGAAAAAATAGCCAAGAAAATCAACGAGTTACATGAATCGATTCAAGAACTGAAAGAGATGGGGGTGGGGTATTTACTCGTTACATCATACGAGAAGAACGTGGATGACAATGGATTCCAGGAATTAAGATCATCCGTGTTCTCGGATTTCAAGCTGCGTGATATGGCCACCTCCCTGGCATCCTATTTCTCGGAGAACCCGGCAGTATTGCCAGTTATCACGAGTCTCCTCGTGAAAGGTTTCTCTCAAGAAATGGTAATTAAAAGGGTGGAAAAAGAAGAGGAGGAACTGGCAAGAAAAAAGAAGGAGTGGAATTAACCACTCCTTTCTCTCGCTTAACTGACCCATTCACAAACCATATCTCTAAGTCTTACAACCACCGCCTGACAGGTGTAAAAATTACACTCGTCATCGAGTAGTTCTATTCCTAGGGAACCCTTTCTTCTCCCTGAAAAACCTGGTAAAAGCGGCATCGAGATTCCTCAACGCCTGTTGTAGGCACTCGGTACTCACCTCTCTCAACCACGAGTACTGTTCTTCTTTTTTCAATTCGGTTAACATGGCGCATAATTGCACGTACGATATTCTTCCCTTGTCCTTCGCGTACGCCTCTATTCTCTTCTGCAAACCCCAGTTATAGATAAAACGAACGCACCCGAAGCTCTTGTTAAAGAACTCTGATTGTTCCCTCGTGGGATGTAGTCGATATTTATAGGCGTTTAACATGATGCGAATATACGAATATTTAAACTAAAAGCCAAGCATTTTAATTAAAATACGATGTAATTTACTATACAATTATCTTTTTTCATTTGTACCATTCCCCTCCACAGAACCTGCACTCGAACCGATCGGCGAGCCTGATAACTTGTTCCCCCTCGTCCCTCCTGACACTACAATTACAAACCGGGCGTGTATCGCCGTCTATCCTGTCGATCAAATCGTAATCCCATAACGACAACTTGCCGGGGCAGGGGATTGGTTTTATAAACTGAACCGGGTTAGCCAGTACCCAGTTGTACACGGTACGCTTCTTGGGATGGGGGAAGGTGGGGGATAGGGCGTTAAATATCTCGTCATCATGTTCTGCCCACACCGACTCGTGGTCTACCACGCAATCAATGAGATCAACCCTCCCGATGATAGCTCCCACGTGAGTCAATTGCTCTCTCACCACTTCATCATACTCTTCTCCTACCGCATCCAACTGTTCTTTGTTGAGAAACCCTTTCAAGTTGCCACCGTATATTGTCTTGGAGGCGTGAATCAATAACGGGCCACGATAATCCGTTCTCCACGTACGGTTCTCTATGTCTTTAATCCCGTGAACTATCAACGATGCCCACGGCTGTTTAATCGTCAATGCTTTCATGGTATCATTTTCTATTTAGAAATTTGTTCACGAAATAAATCTGCCCCTTCCCCGTTACTTTCGTGGTGGTAGTAACTAGAATATCACCAGAAGGTTTGGTGATAGATGTCTTCTTGATCTCGAATAATCCCATCTCCATCGCTTTTTGGGTGGGTTGGTTGTATGATTCACCGAACTTGCACAGGTACCCGTTATTTCTCAACCATGCGTATAACCTATTCTCTCCCGTGTCCACGCCATTTTGCTTGATCAACTTGGCTAGTTCACGGATCAAACATGATTTAGTTGAAGTGGCTACCGCATCGGAGAATAACACCTTCGGGGCTTGCTCTTTCAGTTGTTTCTGTTGTGCCTCGATTTGTTCTGCCTGTTTAGCCGCAAGCATTAACGCCTCGGAGAACGATTGAGGAATCTCAAATTTAGAATGAGTTGACTCCAACTCTTCCCATCTGTCTATAATTTTCTCTCTCAACTTTACATCATATCCAGAAGCCAATATTAAACACCCCTTTTTAGTTAGGAAGTAACAAGGACGTTCCATACCGTTAGCATCTGTGTATGAACCCAATCCAAAATTGGATTCGGATACCCCTTGATCTAATACGTTTCTAATATCACGCATTACATGAGAATGTTGTTTCCCTGTTATCTCTGCAATTTGTATGGATGTCATTGTTTCATGTTTGCCATCCACCCCTGTAATTTTAATAATATCGCTCATACTATTTTAATTTTGATAATATATTAGAATTTTCGAACACCCATAATTTAGCTTTTGGACCCCCACCCACCATAAGCATCTCGATAGCAAGTACAGGATGCAACCACGTGGCGGCTCCTCTCCCCTTGTCTTTCTTTATCACGCTCTCTTCTTTAAGAGTAGATATTAATTCTTTCACGGGATTAGAATTCAACCATTGGGTAGCGTTAAATACTGACTTATTCTCTTCTATA